AACGCTCCTACCTAGGCTCGAGATCAATTCCTAGGCTCGAGATCAATTCCTAGGCTCGAGATCAATTCCTAGGCTACGAGCCACACAAACTCTGATGCTATACTTGCTAGGTAGAGTGAACAAAACAACTCTTTCTGGGTGGAGGTTCAGTATAATTATCTACAGTCGTGTATTGAGGGAGTAAGATGTCGATAGAAGAGATAAAGGGTCAATTGCGTAATGCACTAGAGATGAAGAGGGAAGAGGTAGAGAGGGTAAGAAAAGAGTTAGAGTCGTTAGAGGTTGCTTTATCTGCGTTAGAGGGTGTAAGTGTTGAGTTTGTGACGTCTTCTGAGAAAAGACCCAGAGTTGCAACTCCTAGTACTAAGGAGCACCGGTCGCAATTCTTAATCTCTCCCCTACAAGTTACGAACGTTGAATGCTATCCAGGCCCAGAGGTAGACGTAGCTTCGAGTGAAGCAGAACTAATGGATAGATGTCCAGAATGTCGAGAATTGAGAGACAGGTTAACAAAGGAGGTTTAGTTATGGAAGCGAAATGTGTTATGTGTTCCCCGAAGGATAATACACAATCAGAACGGGCAGAGTCGATCCTTCCCTTGAGCGAAAAGATTCTAGAACTAATAAAAGAGGTGCAAGGTGTTCTCGATGCGCACTTCTCTGACGAACCGGCTACTGGTGTTAAAGAAAGTGGTGGTAAAACCAGCTCCCCCACGCCGTTAAACGTATTAGACGAGATCCGCGAAAATCAGATTCAAGCTATCTTACGCTTAAAGCTTCTTCACGCGTTCATTACTTCTCACATCGTTCAAAAGATCGTTTAAGGCCTCACAACCGGATATTTAGTTCGTTTTTACTCATCCCACAGGAAAGCCCCACAAGAAGTGCTTGATTTTCCACCCTGTCTCCCTTATAATAAAAGATAGGGAGCAAGGAGGCTGGAAAATGCGCTTTATCCATGATGTCACGAAGAACTCCCAATTCTTAATCGCTATCAATAAAAACGGTCGTAGAGTTCAGCTCGAGATTGACGATATCGTGATCACCATGCCGTATTCAGTTTTTAAGTCTTTAGTCGATGTCTTGCAAAAAGGGATCGACCAGACTAAGGCGGAAGATCCAGTTCCAGAACCGTTTCGGAGAGCCTTTGATGAGTAAAGTCGCATGGGATTGGTTCGTTACTAAAATAGACGAAAAAATTGCGAGATGTGGAGGTAACGATCTACCATGTGACGATCCGGATCGCTTCAAATGTGACAAGTGTTCGCAGAGGGAAGAATGTTATAAGGAGTGGGAAGAGATGTCGGGTAACTTAGATACCCATTCTCTTCACTACCATATCATACGAATATGCGAGATAGTAGATGAACATCTTAGACGAGACACTGTTTAACCTCGGTTCGAAGTTATCTAGAGACGAATACGAGTTCGGGGAATTCGTATTGAAGGTCTTCAGTCAGTCTTTTCCTGGAAAGGGTTTCGACACATGGCATATCAGGCAAATCATCGAAATTCTTAAAGAGGTGATGGACAGAGGAGAGCGTCTCGTTGTTGTCTGGCCTAGGTATCATTTGAAGTCGGTCCACCCTGATACATTGGTCTTGATGGCAGACGGAACGCATAAGAGGATCGATGATGTATTAGTAGGTGATATAGTTGTTTCGTATTCTCACCCAGGAAAAAGAGGATACAGTCTCGTATTACGAAAAGGTGAGACATTCCAACCTACAATAAAGATACACCTCGAAAATGGTTCCCAAATTATAACGTCTGTTGATCATAGGTTGTTCGTAAATATGCAATACCTTGAAGCATCTCACATCAAGGTCGGAGATTTAGTAGCCGTTCCGAAGTACGTCGAAACTCTTCACGACACTTTTATTTCAGAAGACGATGCAATCCTGCTAGGTTACTGGTATTCGGAAGGAACTACCGATCTCACGTCCCTCTCTATTTCAAACGAGGGAGAGTTCTGTTTAGAAGAATTGAAGGCTATCGCTTCTCGAAAGAATTGGAACTGGTCATCTCCACCTTCTGATCCATCTACGATTCAGTTCGCACGCAAGAACAAATTGGATGTCGCACCCGGTAGGCATATGAAGTTATTAGGCGTAGACACGAAGGAACACTTACCAAGCAGCATAGTTAGTGCACCAGATAATATAGTAGCCATCTTCTTGAATAGGTACTGGTATGGCGACGGTACTATTAGTGACTCTGCCCCCTACCTTTCGTGTTGCTCCGAACACGAAAGCTTGTTGAAAGAAATTCAAGCTCTTCTTTGGAGGTTCGGGATTGCTTCCTCTATTTCGAGTTCTCTTATCTCGACTCGAACTAAGGGAAATAAACGTTACTACGACCTTAACGTTCAAGACCGGGTTTCAGTTTTAAGGTTTAAGGAAAAGATAGGGTTCTCTAAACCGAACCATATCACGACCTTTGAAGAGATCTTAATTAAGTTCGAAGGTTCGATTCCGCGCGGAGACGTAGTACCCGGAGGTTGGCAGTGGGGCTTGCCTTTTGAAGAACGCGCAAAAGTACTAGATCTGTGTAATGCTGATGCGGAGTATTCAGGTAATACTACTCGACAGAAAGTAGAGAGAGCTTATTCAGCTTGTCCCACGGACGAGTTAATTCCTTATTTCGATAACGATATTGCGTGGTCTCGCGTTAGAAGTGTCACGCCTTCCCCGATAGTGCAACGCCTCGTCGATGTAAATCTCGATCCGGAAGGTTCTTTAGTCGGAAACGGAATTGTAAGCCACAATAGTACTGTCGTAGGGTATGCTACTACGATATATCGCCTTCTTCAAGGCCACGACATGTTATATCTCTCTTATCGAGATTCGATGTCAAGATACCACACTGCGAACATCAAGGAAATCGTCGCTACGAATCCTATCCTTAGTAAGCGTATGGAAGACATGTCGCCGTTATCAGAAGCGATGTGCAAGTTTAGAGTAGATGGTGTAAAAACCGTAAGGGTTCTAAGTGGAGGTGTGTTTTCATTCAAACGAGGTACTCACGTATCTGGTGGTGCAATTCTAGACGACATCTTGCGAGATCCTGAATCTCCTCTTTCGTTCATCCAAGTTAAGAAGGTAGAGCAGCACGTCTTGACTGAAATAATCAACATACCTAATAAGGGTGCTCCTATGATCATCATGGGGACGCCAATGCATCCTGCAGACTTATTGATGACCTTAGAGCACCATGAGTCGTTCAGACACGTACGTTGGCCGGTGTATGAGCCTGTCCCTGGCCGACACATTCTATGGCCTGAGATGTACGATGAGGTGTGGCTAGAAGAACACAAGAAAGCTTCAGGTTGGAGATCCTTCCAAACAGAGTTTATGCTCGTTCCAGTTTCTGAAACTGAATCTTTCTTCAGATCCGATGAGGTCTTCGCTCTTGTTGACGCTACTTTGCGTAATCATTCACTCTATGCTCAATTCTCAAGACCCGAAAACGCTCGATATATTTTAGGTGGAGTAGATATTGGTAAGAAAAGGCACCCTTCGCACTTATCAGTATTCGTTATCGAGGTAAACGGTAAGGGTGAACCCTTTGCGACGATGATTCATCAGTCGTTCATGGACGAAATGCCTTATATGGAGCAAAAGGATTACCTTGAAACCGCTGTACGTAACTTCAATATGGATGCACTATACGTTGATAACTCTAGGGGCGAAATGGAAGAGCGAGACCTCGATCCAGCTATTCGTCTTGTAACTTTCGCTTCACAGGACGTTCGGAAGAGAGCTATTACCGCTACTGAGAAAATATTCTCGTTAGGAAATGTTAAACTCTTAGGAGAACCGCGATTCATCTCTCAGATTCTATCAGTTAATGGTAGCCTTCAAGCGCCCGAGACCTCTCAAGGCCATGGTGAATCGTTCTTTAGCATCGTCCTTACGATGCTCGCATTGGACGATCGTCTAGGTTTGGGTGGGATCAAGAATTTAGGCGACATGAATTATATCATGCAAGGGAAGTCTATCGACTTAACTACAGGTATATTTTGTCCAAAGTGCAAGAGTCCGGCAGTAACATTCAGCAATGGTTTTAACTATCGACCTACTATTCAAGATGCAAATACGTGCCATTGTCTCGACTGTGGAGAGACGTGGTCGTTGTTAAGTCTATCAAAGGAGGTTAAGGTTTAATGCAAATTGGTCCAGTTTTCCGTGAAAAGTCAGAACAGTACGTATGTAAGTGGGACAAGAAGACTAAAACTTTCGTGATTATCGATCTCTGGAACGAGAAGATAATCGATCTGGACGTAGGTGACGACATTCCTGAAGAGGCTATGACTGTTTTATCTGAAGCTCAAGTAACAGCTCTATTCAAGGAAGCATCTCGTATTAGGAAGATACCTCGCGTTCCAGGAGCAGAGCAAATTCTTAGTCCTCAGAGCGAAGGAGAACCTAGTGAGAGCTCTCCGATTGAAGACAGCGAAAGGAATTGGCAAGCCCATCACTTGAAGATGCGTGCGTTGGGTATCATTCAGAATATAGTTATGTCCGACAATCTAGACAAGTTAGTTAACGAATAGATACCGGCAGTAAACCTATAATAGGAACTGCGATATTAAGGGAGGCGTACGGATGAAGATTGATGAATTCCTTCCACCCGATACTTTACGTGCGATGCAGTTGGTAGGCCCAGGCGGAGGAATGTTGACGAAACAACTCACGCGGGGGCCGATGCGCGCTGTACAGATGGGTGTTGAGAATGTCCCTAGTGATTGGATAAAGAACAATATCGGCCAGCGTAGATACTTACTCATTAATTTATATATGCTGAGCTACATGACCTCGGAAGTAAGAGCAGCTATCACGACCATCAGGAATGAGGTTTTCAGACGTGGTTTGATGGGTTGGGTTCCTAAATTCGAGAAAAAGTGTACTAATCCTGAATGTGGTGATGAGGGGAGTACGGGTGATGAATGTAGGCTTTGCGGTAGCGAACTCCGAGGGCCGGATCTTACTCAGTATAAGTACGCAGACCAGCTATTTAAGAGGTGTAATAAGTATGGTCAAACCTTCGAAGAAGTTTTGAAACAGGCTCACGATGATCTTAACATCGCTGATGACGCCTTCATCTTGATGAATAAGGAATACCGTCAAGTGGGAGAGCACTGGGAAGCGAGAACTGTTGAGCTCTATCGATTGCATCCAGCCCTAGTAGAATTCGATCTTTCAGAAGGCGGCGATATTAAGATGACTCATTTTACTTGCAGAGTCCATCGGAATTTCGCTTCGGTACCTGGCAATTGCTCTATCTGTGGTATGCCATTAGAACCAGTGTTCTTCATTTATACTCAAAACAAGAAGAAGACACCTCTACTTGATGACGAAATAGTCCACTACCAGAAGTTCAGTCCAAGTATTCTATACGGACTGAGCCCCTTGCTGACCTTATTCGAGAAAACTTTGACGATGCTCGGAATGGATAAATTCCTTTATCGATACTTCTTCGAACGAAAAATGCCTTCATCTATTATCGTAACTACTACAGACGATACTGAAGGCTTGAGGAGAGAACGAGAATACCTCGAAATGAAGTTGCGAGAGGATCCTGATTACACGCCATGGTTAGGTGTCTCTGCTCGTACAGGCCGAGGCCGTACAGATATCGTTCGTCTATACCATACTCTACAAGAAATGGATTACCTACCCGTCCGGGCTGAGATAAGAGAACGTATCGCTTCCTTCTACGGAGTGACTCCGGTGTGGGAGAATGTAGGTTCTGGCGGAGGTCTAAATAGGCAATCACAAGAGTTGATCGTGACTAGCCGAGTTGTTGAATCTGACCAGCGAATATACCACACGAAGGTGTTCCCGGAGCTGTTATCTGAAGGTTTCGGCATTACAGATTGGAAGCTCGTGCTTAACCAGCCTGAAGAGAAAGCAGAGTGTTTTTCTAAAGATATCCTTGTGTTGACTGAAGAAGGTTTGTTGTATCCCGAAGAAGTTAAGACTGAGGGGAGAGTTCACTTCGGAAAGAAGTATTTTGCTTGCAAGACTATTGACGTTGAGACCTCGATCGGGTCGAGGGTTCGATGTACTCTCAATCATCCTTTTTGGACACGTAGAGGTTGGGTAAATGCTGGAGACCTTACTCCTACTGATGAAGTTCTCGTTCCCGTTGGGTACCTTAGCGAGGGGGAGAGTTATCTGCCGAAGGATTCGTATGGTTACGGTAAGTGGAACCAGATGAGTGCGAAGCGAATATCCGTTCCGAAAAAGTTAACCCCTAAATTGGCTCGCCTTATAGGTTATTGGGTTGCTGAAGGTGGTATTCACGAAAAAACTGTCGGTATCGCAACGAGTGACGAGGCTGTAGTGGATGACGTCCGGGATATTTGCGGAGACTTCGGTTTGCCTTCTATTCCTTATTACAAAGGGTGCGATCTAAGGTTGATGTCGACGCCGTTCGCTAAATGGTTTGGTGAGATTGTCGAATGGAGAGGAAACGGAGCTCAAAACAAAAAAGTTCCTTTAGTGGTAAGGAAAGCTGGGAAAGAGTGTGTTTTGTCTTTTCTTAGTGGTTACCTTCAGGATGCGTGGATCGATGTTGTCCATAATAAGATAGAGTATTGTACCGTCTCGGAAAGGTTAGCACGGGAAGTTCAACAATTACTGCTCGGGGTAGGGGTGCTTGCAACCTTACGATATATGAAACATCGTAAGAGGGTTTCGCTTGGTGACAGAGGGTTCTGTTGGTCTGTTCAGGTATCCGGGCGATACGCAGCTACTCTAGCTGGGGAATTATTGAAGTACGATAAGTCTGAGAAAGGGGCGCGATTGAAGGTCTTGGAACAGTATCGCCCATCACGTACGATCTGGCGAAATCAATATCTGAGACCCACTGATAGTGGTTTCTGGGTCGTGGTACGGGGAGTTTCTAACGGTAAAGTCGACGATGTGTTCGACATAGAAGATTCGTTGACTCACGAGATTGTTATAGCAGGTGTTTTGACTCATAATAGCACTCGTATTCAGTTTGCTCAACAGCGAACCAGTACTGCGACTGTACTCAAGGAAATGGGTTTCGAAGTGCGGATTATCGGTGAGAAGTCAAACCTCGACTCGGTAGAGTTTATAGTTTCTAATCCGAAAGAAGAAGAAGAAGAAGAAGAAGAAAATCCTGCATACTCTCCACAAGGCGAGCCTGATAAAGATGCGATTCGTGGAAAGATGCCCTCCCACGAAGGTGATATGCATCGTCATGCGACTCGGAACTATCCACATTTAAGATCTGAACCTCATTCTAATGTTCCGAAGACGAAGGAGGAATCGGGAGTTACTTCACCTATTGAGGGTGTCGATACTAACGTATATCCTGGTGAGAGGCCAACATAATGGCTGAAGATTTGTCCGTTTTAGTTAAAAGAGTTGCATTGAACTGGATAGCGAATATGGTTATCCCGCGCATTCGTGAATTGTGTCCGAATGTAACGGGCGAACTTTTGAATTCGCTCGAAGTAAATATTTCTGAAGATACGGTATCTTTCAGATTTACGGCTCCTCATGCTCAATGGGTAATAGGTGGTAGGGGGCCGATTCGTCTTCGTAATGATGAAGAGTATCGTAGAATCCCGATGACTACTCCTACTGGATCAGGTAGTTTTACGACCAAGTGGGTAACGTTATCTCAAAAGGGAAATATCCAAGAGATTCCTGGTACGGAGCCCAACAACTTCCCGGTTCAAGCTTTCGCTGAGTTGGCTCCAATGTTAGCGACCATGCTCGAAGAAGAATTCGAGAGAGCAGGCAGCTTCGAATTCGCTGGTTCTGTATATAACTATAGGAGCGGAAGTAGGGTATGACCGATTCGGTTAGTTATTTGGATTCTCAGAAAGATTACGATTTAGCTTCAGTGCAGGATATGTATGCGATCGCTCGTCACCTCCGTGGCTATGAGGTTCAGAGCGTCCTCGAACTTGGGTGCGGGATGGGTCGATTCCTCAAGGTACTTAAGGGTTGCGGTATTGACGTTTTAGGAATCGATTCGAACGAGTACGCTATTGAATGGTGCAGGTCACAAGGCCTGAACGTCATAAGACACCAGGTTACTAGTGAAATACCTTTCGAGAATGGTTCATTCGACGCAGTTGTCTCTCTTCACTTCCTCGATCACGTATCTGACTTATCAGGCGTAGTAGCTGATAGTGTAAGAGTAGCTCGGCGAGTAGTAGCGCATCTCGTACCATTAGGCAAACGAGAAGATCAATCTCGGCAATGGCTCTTTGAATCAGCAGAGAGTATTCCTGTACCTTCTGGGTATAACTTCAGTACAGAATTAGTAGAAGAAACTAATTCAGTGGTTCTATGGCGCATTGACTCTCAGGAATATGGAAGATTGACTCAAGAAGTAGAACCTATCGAAAAACAAGAGTACGTAGATTCGGGGGGTTCTTTCACGCCCACGTATGGCCCTGCTCAACCCTTACCAGAAGACGAAACGCGAAAGAAGACCGATCCTAAACCTATCTCGAAACAATCCGAAGGCGGAAGTGAAGGCAGAAGTGAAGGCGGAAGTGAAGGCGGAAGTGAAGGCGGAAGTGAAGGCGGAAGTGAAGGCGGAGGGGAGATGCGAACCACTAGTAGACCTCCGAAGTCGGAGGGTAGTAGAGAGCCTAAGTCGACTGGTAGTAACGCTCCTGGCCCCGGCCTCTCTCCTAAAAGGGTAGTTGAACATTATCCGGGCCGTCCACCTTTTTATACTACTAGGTATGTTCGTACTGAAGAAATCCAATCTACTGATCCTTCTAAGTTCGCCGAGAACTATCCCATTGCTTATAAAGCTTTAATGAATATGAGCCAACCTGGGTTGAAAAGCCGTATGGCTTTCGTAGACGCAATTAACTTTGTTATGACTGGAGAGCATTATACCAAGACTGAGTCTTACGTCGCTAGTGAAGATTTGATTGGAGAAGTTTCGAACTTAATCGGTGATGTCCAGGCACGCTTAAAACACGATTCAGGTGATACGGTTCGTTTGTATCGAGCTGTCGGTCCGAATACTCCTGTTGAAGGTTCGGTTCTCACTTCATGGACTCTAGATAAAGACCTAGCTCAAAACTTAGCCGGAAAGGGTGGGCAAGTCTTGACTCGTGAATTTCCAATCGAACGAATTGCAGTCGACTCTAAGATGTCTACCGAGGATGTATCTACTGGAGAATACCTCGTTTTGAATAAAGATTTCTTCCCAGAACAACCGAAAACTACAACCCTCGAAGGAATAGGGGATGTCGATGCTGGAATAGCGCTCTTTGTTGAGAGACTTAATAGCGCTGGATACACGACTACAGAGTGTAGTTCAGGGATGGTTTCGGATTACTTGCAAGGTCCGAAACATAGCGGATATATTCTCTTTAGAGAGAACGTGTCTCATGATTTAATAAAATCAGCTTGTGATGGCGTTTTTCTCGAATGGAAAGAAATCGATGATTGTATCGCTGTAAAAAACCTAGCTACGACAGACTCTAACCGGAAAGAAATCTGGTCAATGTTCGTTCAAGGAGTAACGAAGGAACAAGTCCCGTTTGGCAAGAGACCCACTGGGGCCATTTTTGATAAAATAAGGGAAGTGTTTGACAGGTTCACTCCAGGGAAGTATGAACAGTGCCTCAAAGAGATGACGTCGATCGGAGAGAAGGAATCTTTCGAAGATGCGGCTTGGTTATTGGGAAATGCTGCTTATGTTATCGCGAATAAGGATACGTGTTCAAGTGACAGAATCGATTCGGTATTTATGTACCTTTCAATTCGTCAGAACTATATCGCGCGCGACTTAGCTTATTCTTACGATAAGTATAAAGTGTATTTCGATCGGCTTATAGAAGCAACCAGCGGTTCTACTAAGTACTCTTATAGCCAGAGGAAGGACTCTCTCTTAGGATTACTACAACGCGGATCGGACTTAATAGAAGAATGGGAATCGATCTCTTCTCGGGCCGACAAACTAGATGCTATTTCTTTCTTGACACAATTGACGTATGTGAATGGATGGTCACTAGGAGACAACGTGGGAATGCGTAATGAGAAAGGGGAAGAGATAATCCAATCCTTAATCGATACTATAGTAGGGCCCACATCGCTAACGACAGCTATGGGTAGTCCGGATTCTGAACCTATACGCCTTAACTCAGAAATAGGTTCTTTCAAGCTAGGCGAAGACGATACTCTGAGACGTTTTCGGCAAGAACTGCCTCAAGAACTTAAGAGGAATTTGGACAATTCGTTTTCTCTCGATGCAGAACTCAAATCGATGTTCGATCAGACAAAAATTAGGCAAGTGTATACTATTCCGCAAGAAGTGGCGCAACGTACTAACTTCCTGGCTGGTATTAATTGGGATCCTGTTACAGAAGAACCAGTTTTGTATATCCATCCCAGGATGAAAAATATCTCGACTGAAGCTTTCGCGATGGTTCTCTATCACGAAGTCATTCACGCTAGAGATATCCGTAAGCTCGCTCTAGAATTAGAAATTGGCTCTTACTCTCGTGAAGGAAATCGGCTTCGGGCTATGGGTGAGCTAGAAGCCTATTCTGGTGGTGTAGAATATTTCGAAAAAAAGTATCCTGGCCTGAAACCATTTCAGCAACCCCCTGGTTTGCCTGATGACGCTTACCTAGACCACTTCGATTCGACGGCTCACTCTCTTATCGAAAAACTCTTAGCGGTAGGGTTCTCTCAAGAAAAAGCGAACGAAGCAGTTAGTGCCGCTTTCGCAATACGAGAAATACGACCTCACTATTTCGAACCGCATTTCGGCCTTACACCTGAAAGAGAAGCAGAACTAGCAGCACGAGTCGAAGGATTCAGAAAGAAAGTCGATGAAGCAATGGCGAATGCTTACCCATTCGGAACTAATCCGAATGAGTGGCATAGCCGAGGTAAAGAGTTCCATGACAATATTCAAAATTATTGGCATAATGCTGAAAGGCAAAATAGGCTAGGAAAGTTTATACTCGATCTTAAGAAGGCTGAGGAAAATCACGAGTTAGAACCTCAAGACTTATCCACCGGCGTAGGCTGGAAACTTCCAGAAACGCTCGACTTTAGTTACATCGAACCTGACATCGACACTAGGTTCATCAAATGGAATTCAGAAACCCGACGTTGGGATATTAACTTACCTCCGGTCGAGAAACCTAAAACGAGAGTTTTCTATCATGGAACTTCTTCGCTCAGTGTAGATTTTATCAGGAAGAATGGAATACGATCAGGTAGCGATAAGAAAAGTGAATTCTTCCTCGCGACAGATCCGGCTGCAGCCGCTACTTTTAGCGCGATGCGTAGCAGTCGAGATGGAACGACACCTGTTGTGTATAGAGTACGGTTGACCGAAGAACAACTTGAAGCTTTGAAATTGGACGATTGGTGGAGAGGACACGCATTTAACTTGAAGGTGAGACCCCATTATCTTCAGTCTATTCAAGTTTTTTCGCCTGCGTACACACAATTTTATGGAAAGCTCTGGAAAGGGAGTGGAACCTTAGCTCCTGAGCAAATAGATCTAATGGGGTGAAGCTAATGGAGAAAGAAACGAAGCCAGTGAATAACGTTCCCGAGCGCGCAAAAAGTATCGAGGGGGTAAGACACTCGATCGAGGACGAGTTGCTCGATCGGTACTCATACGTACCTTCAGAATTGCGAAAGAAAGAGGAAGGAGGTAAGAAGTAGTGTTATCAGAAGATTTTATCGAGCTGCATAAACAAGTTAGTAAGAATTGGGCGTGGTTTAGAGATCCGAGCTTCCCACGCCCAGAAGTCCAGGAAGTGACAGTAGAAAAAGAGCCATTCGTTGGGTTGGAACCGATCAGTAAGCTAATGGTTACCGAATCTCATACAGATCGAGAGAGAGTCCGCACAGCAATTATAGCTGAATACGACGCCATTAACTTGTACGAACAATTCGCGAACGCAACTAAGAACTCATCCGTCCGAAAGATGATGTTAGATATCGCAAGGGAGGAAAAAGTACACGTAGGGGAATTCGAACTCCTCTTAGAGAAATTGGATAAAGAGATGTCCGAAGCTATTGAAGATGGAGCGGCTGAAGCAGCTGAGTTAGTAAAGGGGTGCGATAAGAAAGATAAGGGTTATCCGTCTACTCGAAATCCTTTTATTGAGCCGACGTTCGATGTTCCATCGGAACCGATGCTTGTTGAGAACGAAGAGAAGAAGCCCAAAGAGGAAGTAAGATACGAAGCGGAGTCTAAGAAGAAGAGTGAGAAATACGGAACGACTGAAAGATGTATGACTTGTGCCTTCTTTGTTAAAACGGAAGGTCCAGATGAGCCTACTAAGAAGGACGGTGGTTGTTCAAAAGTGGAAGGCGTTATCGACCCACGTGGGTGGTGTACCCTTTATAAAGCCGGTTGGGGTCCAGCCCGAGATAAGTCAACTGGTCAAGTTAGAAAAGGAGGAGAAGAAGTGTCAGAAGTTGTCGAGAATGAAAAAGCTAATCGTTCAAGCTTTGATGCCAAAAAGGGTGATGTCGGGAGATGTGTCATTGACGAGCACGTACTAGGTTTAGATGTGGAAAAGAATAAAGAATTCGAGGATGTGAAAACGTATGAAGGTTTCGTATCCGCCCGAAAAAGATTGACAGGTAAGGCTGCTTGCCATACTGATTTTAGGATCGCAATTGAAGGAAAAGAGCAATGGATCGGTTTCGAAACTGGTTCCTTCAGTTTGGATAAAGAAAATCCCGTGAAGAGCCTTTCGGGGAACAAGCTTCTCGTTCCAGCATTTAAGAATAAAAGTGGGGATTTCTCGTGGCTCGATAAAGTAGGTGTAGGAGAAGCGACTGAGTGGGTTGGTTCTAGAGGTACTCCGACGAGACTATTCCAAATTGAGGATTGCAAGATTGAATTCGGTAAGGTTGAAGAACACGTAATCGTATTTAAGTTATTCGATACGAAGCGCGTAAAATCGGGTTGGTATACTTTAATGGCCGCGCCTTTAGGCGGTAAAGGCAGAACTTGGTTGCTTACATTTAAGGGATAAGTTATCAGACCTATCGTTGTGAATTCGGGGGTTAGGTTATGTCAGCTAGGAAATACGTTAGGACTGAGGAGACTCGTAGGAAGATGAGTGAGACTCATAAGGGCCATGCTCCTACTTTTACTGGTCCTCATACAACTCGTTCGAAGGAGTTGATTAGTAAAGCGAACGCGGGCAAGGTTCGATCACCTGAAACTCGCGCAAAGATAAGGGAGGCTATGTTGAAGAGATTTCCGCCGAAACCAAAGGAGAAAGAAACTGAGGGTGAGAGAGTATGCGATATTTGCGGAAAGGAATGTCGTAACGCTCTCGGTTTGACTAAACACAAGTATTATATGCATACGCCTGAAGGAAGAGCTGCTATTACTGCGCCCAGGCCAGCTCAATCAGTCGTATTGAGGTGCACACTAGGAGGTGATAATACACATGCATGATTTATTGCAGTTTCTCCGTCTATACTCGGGAATAGCCCAGAATAGTTATAACCCTCAAGAAGTTGACGAGGTCTTTCAAAAGGTTTGGCCTAAGTTAGTAGTTCTCGAAAAAACAGACGAGTCCGCAAGGAAGGTTACAGAGAACTATCGAACGTGGGGGAGTAAAGTCATTGCTCTCGACCAACTCGCTCATGAAGTGCACGCTCACAATAAAGGGTTATTGGGAGAGTTGTTCGACACGAATCCGGAGTTCGCAATTGAATTAGCTATGCCAGTATTGAACGAGTTGGCTCTTGAATCAGATTTCCAACTGCTTAGCCGAGGTTATGCTTCTGACGCTTTCACAGATCAGATGATCACCGAAGAGGGTCTGGTAATCGCGGGATATGCTTCAGTAGCGATAGTCGATCAAGAGGACCACCTAATCCCCCTTGACGTATTACAAAAAGCCTTTGACGATTTTATGGCTCGTGGTGAAGAATATAGAGCTATACAATTCTCTCACGGAAACGTCCGAGTCGGTACCGTACTTGAAAGCTGGAATTCGAAAACTACTGGAAAACAATACGTCAGTGGTGTAGACGAAGTTGGTTTATATATCGTTTGTCGACTTCGAGAAGACACCACCTTTACGAAACGGATCGTCGACGCAGTACGAGATGGTTCGCTTCGGTCGTTCTCTGTATTCGGTTTAGCGAAAGGTAAGCCTATCGAGAAAACACGAGGTAAGCACACTTACTTCGAAGTAGTCGATTTCGAGCTAGAAGAGATTACGGTTTGTGCTGAAGGTGTGAATCAAGGAGCGAAGTTTACGATTCTTAAAAGCGTTAATTCGGTCAAATTGGAATCGATCGTATTATCTTTGAGCCGTCCAGTAGATCTCGGTTGGGAAGTGGAAGTGTCAGATCGGGTTAAGTTGCCTTTTGAATATACCGATGAGTGGCTTTCGAACGCTTTGAAACTTAGGCTTTACCGTTATGGTATAAAAGGAAAGTTCTCGTTAGCGTTACAACCCACAAGCGGTAGCTTATTCGTTATGAAAGGTGATGGATATCGTCTTTCAGACTATACTGTAGCTCTCGTAGGAAGTGTCGCTTCTAAGGGTTATTCAATGCACGACTTCGATATCCTTATCCGGACTACGAAGAACTCGCCTTTCGGGTGGGCTATTAAGCGTGCGATAGTTCCTCTCCTTCCGAAGAAAGTCCTCGAGAAAGCCCGTTTTATATTCTCACCTGAGGGCCCTCATGGGGACTTCATCCCACTGTTTAGTCTGCGTGCGGTCTCTGTTCCAAGTCGGGGGTAGGCTTAACGGGTCTTAATTCAGTTCTACTTGATATCTTACAATAGAATCAACTACATCTGTAGTACTTAATCCAGAAGGGAGGTGACTGTACGTGGAAGAGCTAGAGAAAGTAGATGTTCTGCTTAAGCAGAACGAAGCTATCCTGAACAGGATAGAGGTACTCGAGAAAGCGAAGCAGGCCACGGATAAAGATAAGGAAGAAGAAGAGATGGCTTCCAAGCTCTTTAAGAGAATGGTAAAGCTGTTCAAAGACGCCGGATTCCTTACTAAGTCCGAAACTGTCGAAGCTTTGAAGAGTGAAGGTTTCCTTACTAAGGGAGACGTAGCTTCTCTCGGCCCTCATAGTATCGCGGAGAAACCTCGACATTCTAATACTCCTCAAGAAGTTATCCAAGGCCAGGACAAGGACAAGGAGAAGGAAGAGTATCCGGAATTCAAGTCCGAGGACGAGGATAAGAAGGTCTGCGAGAAGCAGGACGAGGATAAGAAGGACGAGGAAGAGGAGAAGAAGGCCGTGGATGAGAAGGACGAGGAAGAGGACGAAGAGAAGAAGTCTCTGAAGAAGGAAAATGCGGAATTGAAGAAAACACTCGATCAGCTTCGAGCTTCCATTCCGGGTCTAGTCAATACCGAGGTTCAGAAGGAGATGAAGAAGATGGGATTCACTTCAGTATCTGCGACACCTATTTCATCCATCTCTCCCGAAGAGACAGTTGTTGTCAAAGGGAAAGCAGTCAAGCAGACCGTAGACGAGCTGACCAAACTGTCTTATTCCGATCTCGCTCAGTTGCGTTCTAAAGTAGAGCGCGGCGAAGTCACGGTCGATTAACCAATTATTTTTTAAGGAAGGAGGTGGAAAGTACCGTGAAATTAGATGAATATATTCAAGCAGCCCAACAGGGTCTAATACAGCAAGTATTCGGCCCTGAGTTTCTGCGCAAGCAGAGCTACCTGCAGTACGACGATGTTTTTACTAAGACGTACGGCAGAAAGGTATGGTCTGCTCTAAACAATCGGACGGTGTTCTACAATGCAGTTACTAAACTGCCTTGGGGACCCACCTACGGTTGGAGGTTGCGAACTGCTCGTGGTGGATCGAGCCTGCCTGTTACTGAAGTCGGTGATCTCCCGACCATTTCTAAGTCGACTTATACTACCATCGGTTCACCCCCGAAGATCGTCGCGACCACACTCGGTGTTTCTCTGCAGTCAATGTTCCTTTCAGGCCTTGAAGGAGGTATGGGGGACGTCTACGCAGTTGAGCAGTCCGAGAAAGAGAAAGACCATGTCAAGGAAGTTAACCAGGAACTCCTCGCGGGTTCGTATACTCGCGTATCCTCATTCGACACTGTCACCTTTACAGTTCCTACGCCCACGGGCCTTTACTTCAAGAAAGGCGATGTCATTCGTTACTACGATGCCAGCGCTGACGCTGAGGTTGCTACCGACATGACCGTTGCTTCTTCAACCGCTACTACAGTAGTAGTTGATACTGTCACTGGCACACCGGTAGCTGGAGATATTCTCTACGCCTATACCAGGGCCGGGATCCAGAGCATTGATGATATCGCTTCTGGCTATGGAACTGTCGTGGGGATCGTAAGCACGCATGACGCGAAGATGTACCCGAGGATCTATGACTGGACTACTAGGTCGAGCTCTTACCAGGTCGGTGCCAAGCAAGATTATAACTCCGGAACTGGTCGGGACGTCACTCTGAAAATGATTGACGACGCTATCCAGACTATTCGTGAGCAGGGCGGTGAACCGAGCCTGATCCTTATGGGGCACGATCAGTGGTTTAAGGTCCAGAGGTTGCTCGAGGCTCAGAGAAGGTATACTACCTACGAGAGATTCGAGTTCGGTGTGGGTGCGGAGAGAACTTATCCTGGAACTGAGACTGGTATGTCTCTGGCTTCGTACATGGGCATTCCAGTACTACCTGATGTCGATTGTCCGAAGTCTATCGACCTGTCCGGGAACGTGATAGGCTCTAAGATTTTCGTACTCGACCTTAGCCATCTTGACGTCGGGGTTGCAATGGAGACTCAGTACCTGGAGAACAGGAACTACTTTATCGCTGGGAAACTGGTGGTTCAGGGCCTCTTGTTCACCATGATGGAGCTTCGAGCGCGCAGACCTGACCTGATGGCCGTGATCGGCGATCTTAACCCTTAAGAGGTGTGAAATGACGATAGAAGTTGTGTGCGACGTAATCCGTAAGCAGTTGATGGGGGACTTGTTAACTATTGCTGATGCAAGTTCTCCTAATGAGAAACAGCAAAACGCTATGAAATCTCTGATCAGGCAAGCTGTGCAGAAAGCCGTAGATCAGATAAAAGCTCTGTCTTAGAACAGAGAGGTAGGTTTGCCGACGAGAGTCGGATGAGTCTCAGGTGGAGAGACTATCACAGAAAAGGAGGTGTGAGGCATGAGTGACCTTGCAGCAATACCGAGCATTTCGATCGAGTCGAGATCAGTCTTCGGCAACAAGCGGATCGTGATAGGTACGATTACTTTCGGTGACGGTTCGAGCACCTGGCCTGATGGGGGACTAAGTTTTGTTGGTTCTCAGATAGGCCTAAACGTGATCGAAGCGATGTTTATCGAGCCGAATGAAATGTCGTACTGGTACGACAAGGATAATAACAAGATCGATGCCTTCGTGCCAGCCAGCACGACTGGCGCTGACAAAATCCTTACTGCGGCCATTGGTGCTGTACCCACCGCGGTAGCCACGCGATTCATCGCTATCGGGCATGGAGGGTAAAGTATGGAAGCCGACCTGGTGCTAGGTATCTTAGGAGGCCTCCAAGGAGTCATCCTTGGAATACTTGTTAACAGTCGGGGCCGCATTGGAAGACTTAATGGTTACTCTGCATCGATCGACAGGCGCTTGAATGCTCTCGATAAGCAGTATACATCTCTTGAAGAGAAGGTCGATGAGAGGTTCGACAAAATCGAGGAGAAGTGCCAGGAGCGATTCGAAAGGTATCTAGCCGTAGGGTTATCGGCTCAACCTGAGATCCCACGCCGAAGAAGGAGGGTAAAGAAAGATGCAGCGCATTGATTCCGCAGTACAATCTATTGCTCAAGACCAAGTTAGTGTCGCGGAGACTCTGAACACGCTAATTCAGGAAACCTCCGGATCGATACTCGAAACTCGGGTCGTGAAGTTCGGCGCTAATCAGTTCCTCTGTATCTTGGTTGTCGAGAGTGCTACTTATATCGAGTGGTGCCATATCGCGCTTGTTGATACTTGCGAGAGAACTGTTGAATTCTTCAGAACTCTTTCAAGTGCACTGCCGCTAGTTGAAGCTCTCGTTAAGTCAGTCGCGAAGGAAGTAACTACTGAGGTCTTAACTTTATCTCAGCCAGCGCCAGATATTAAAGTTACAAAAACCGTTTCTGACGTAATGGCCTTAGTTGATCCGACGGTGGAGATCGCTATCGAGGTTGGTCGGACTCCATCAGATATCATCCAGATCGTAGAGGACTTCGCAAGACGGATCGAAACAGGACGCGATTTTTCCGATGCTGCTACGTTAGTTGATAAAGTTGAAGTTACGTTGAAACCTGGAACATAATTAACTTTTTAATAAGGAGGTATACTAAAGTGAAAGATAGAGCGCTATTGCACGGAGAGTTTACCGTTAAGCACTTTTCACCTGAAGGTGAACTGATCAGCCTCCGTCACATCAAGAACCTTGTTGTCGACGCTGGGAAGGCTGAGGTCGCCGGATTGATCAACGGTGTGACTTCTACCGCTTTCGATAACCTGGCCATCGGTGAGGGGACAACTGCTCCGGCAGCTACCGACACCGAGCTAGAATCCGAGGTTACCGATTCCGGAGGTGAGAGGGCAACTGCTACTACTTCTCGTGTTACTACTGACGTTGCTAACGACACTGCTCAGTGGGTACACGAGTGGACCTTCTCGGGTTCTCTCGCTGTCACCGAAAGTGGTATTCTGAACGCTACCGATACCGGTACTCTTCTCGCTCGGCAGACGTTCGCTGCCATCAACGTTGAGAGTGGCGACAAGCTCGAAATCACCTGGAAATGTGATGTTGACTAGCACCAAAAAGTAACGTAGATCTAAGTCAAGATTAGAGTGTCTCCTTCGTATAATAGAATATAGGAAGGAGACACTCTATGCAAAAAAAAGGAATTTGTAAGGTTTGCGGTAAAGAATTTAAGTATAACGATCGGTATCGTCCTGGTACGTATTGTTCTAATAAATGCCATGGTCTGGACCGGAAACTTCGGGAATCGGTTAAATGTTCTAACTGCGGTAAAGAGCGCGAGGTCTACGAATGGGAAAGGAAACAGTCACGTCATGGTTCTCTGTTCTTCTGTTCGTCGAAGTGTTATGGCGAATATCGAAAGACTCATTGGGGAACTTTCGGAAGTGATCTAGCGAATTGGAAGGATGGGAAAGGAAACGAACCATACCCGTTAGGGTTTACGGGTATGCTGAAGGAACGGATAAGGGATCGAGATGGTCGTTGTTGTCGCCTATGTGGTAAATCGGAATCAGACCTTGGACAGAAATTGAGTATTCATCATATAGACTACGACAAGGATAATCTAGCCCCAAGTAATTTAGTTTCACTCTGTCGCGCAGATAACGCGAGAGTTAACTATAATAGGAAGAGCTGGGAGGAGCTTTTTCGCAAGTTACTTGGGAGCGAATAACCCTCTGAGAGAACTAAGGCGGGAGTGCTTCTTCCGCCCACTTAGTGAGGCGGCTGTGATTCGCTCCAGCCGCCTCTGTGTGTTATATAGTCAGAAAAGGAGTAGTTGATGACCGATACTAAGGTATCACCAGGAAGGAATCCGACTTTCGATCCGGAATGTCCTAATTGTGAATCACCCTTACATTTTATTGAAGATGAAGAAACGGGCGAACAATGGTGGTATTGCAATAATCCCGATTGCGATAACTTAGAGCATTACGATCCAGATAAGGTGAGGATACTATAATGGCTGTATTAGCCTACGCTAAAATCAACCCATCCGGTTGCGAAGTCTGGCACAAAGGACTTGTAAAGACACGCTACGATATATTCCTTACGCCTGACGACTTCCGATATGACGAGACTTATAAATACGTGCCTGTCATTACCGAGCCGTATCCAGGCAAGGTAGACAAAGAAGGCAATCCCCGAAGTCAAGAGGATTATCAGGCGTGGCTGGACTCACTACCTCATATCTGGCAGTTAAGTCCTATCGTCTCTCACTTTATCCGCTTCAATCCCGAAGTCTCGCAAGAGGAAATAGAACGTGCCATAGAGCCTCACATACCTAACTTCTACAAGGCGTGGTGCGAAGGATGGGACTCTCAACCTGGTGGTATGAGGCACGGATGGGACGTTGCTACCAGATGGCGAGCAATCGGCAGACCGAAAAGGTATGACAAAGAGTATTCCGAGCTTGAGCTTGCCCCTAGAATTACAGCCTGTCAAGACAAACTAGCCCTAATCGTAGCCTCTAATCTAACTATTGTCTCTGATAAAGAAGGCGAGACATTCCCTT